TCATGCTGGTACTGCGATGATCAGCGGCTGCGACAGCGAGGTCCTGCCCACCTGCCGGATGCTGAAGCGGTGCGCCTCCGTCGCGATGCCCAAGCCTGAAACCTGCGCGGCAGTCAGCTGCAGTTGCGGCTCAGCCGTGTTCCAGGCAAGGTTCACTGCCTCCGTAGTGCCATAAGTGATCTGCCAGAGTTCCTGGGGCTCGTTCAGCGGGAGGTCGAGCTCATCCAGCCATGCCCAGCCGCCGCGGGCGCGCCTGATCCAGTCCAGTTGCATCCCTCCATCGGCAAGGCGTCTGGCCCGCCCATGCACAGGGGCCAATGGTCGCAAGCCGATGCCACGGTTGATCACCTCGGTGGTGACGACTTCCGGGTCACCACGCCCGAGCGCCGCGATTTCGAGACCTTCGGCAACGTCCGCTGGATCGATTTTTGTCAGAGCATCATCAATCAGCACGAAATGTTCGCCGATGGCATGGCTGGCGATGGCCGCCTCGGTCCCCCCACGCCCGCGAAGCAGACCGCTGAGCCGCCAGGTCCCGCTGGAAAGCCTTTCTGCGCGCGAAAACTGGATGAGCTCGGATCCAAGGTATGCAAGATTGCTGCCCTGCATCAATTGGGCCCAGGTTGCGTTAGCTAACGCTGCATCCTGCGGCACAAGTGCCACATCGACCGTAGCACTCGCATCGAAGATCAGCGGCGTCCCCTTGGGCAATTGCGTAAGGCTTCGCCCCAAGACCGCACGGCGCCGACCTGTCGATCCAATTGCCGCTAGCTGCCCGTCGCTGGTCTGGACGAACAAGGCGGCACCAGTCCACCCGGCGCTCGGCGATGAAGCAGCCACCCGAAGCTTGACCGTCGTCGGATCGCCCACGCCGTCCCAAGGCAATTCAAAAGCTGCGAGCGACGTAGGCCCCGGTTGCAGATCAAGAGCTTGGTTGGCCCTGCCCGGATCGCTGATCGCGGTATCCACAGGAGCAGATGGAGGCACCGCCACCAGATCCAGCATGACCCCGTCTGCCTGCCATTCCCATTGCTCCACCCGCCACCGGCCTTCGGTGACGGGAGTTGTCACCACGGCACCGGGAGCAAAGGCATGATCGATCTCGGTTATGCGGTAACGAAGCGTGTCGCGCGCAATCGTCCGTCGGCGCGCTGCACGATCCGCGATGACGCTCGCTTCGGCAGCCGTCATTGCCGCTGGGAGTTCGATGGTAGCCACGTCTCCGGGGGCACTGCGGCCAATGCTGCGTTGCAGACCGGGCTGATAATCCCGCCCGATATCGTAGTAGCGGACCGCACATTGCTGTGAAACCGGAAGGGCATCGCGCCGACGCGACCAGCCGCTGGCACGCGCATCCTCGGCGGATTCGCCTCCGGCGCATGGCTGCGGCAAGCAAAGGGGATTGTCCTGGCCGTCGTCGCCAAGCCGGAAGCGCAACTTCTCGTCGGCCACAGTGCAGGCAATCGGCGACAGTTCGGCCAGCGTGGCCACCGCATCAGCCACGCCGCCCTGCTCGACCGAATATCCCGCCAGCGTGAGCGAACCGAGGCCCGAGGCGTCGGCCGTCGGCAGCAGGAACTGCACGACCTCGGCCGCACTGACCGCGCCTTCATCGGCCAGAATTTCGAAGGTCAGGGAAGGTAGACGATTGCCGAAATCCGCCAGTTCGAGATCCTCGAACACGACGTACGCAATGCTGCGATAAGCAGGATTTAGCGCTTCCCCTTCGGCCTGCACGAGCAACGGGTCAGGAGCCTGGTCGGCATAGCCCTGATGCACGCGGACGCTTCCGCCCACTTTCAGATCGCCGGCTGCACCGCGCAACAGGTTGCCGTCAGCCCAGATGCGGCCGATCCCCGCGATGGGCCTGCTCGATACGGCGACTGCAAAGGACGCGGTGTAGGTATAGCTGGTGACAGAGGGCTGCCCTTTCCCGCCACCGTTCTTCTGCTTGTGCTCGACCAGTTCGGTCGACCAGATCACGCTGCCAGACGAACGGATCCGGCCGAAATGCATCGGCAATGCCGACCCATAACTGGAAGTCTGGACCGACAGTTCCTTGAGCCTTGGCCCCTCGACCTTGCGCTTGCCGAATACCGCGCCGTCGATCTGCTGTCCCAGCAGCGCGCCGATCGCACCGCCCAGCGGCCCGCCAAACGCGGTACCCACGGCGGTAAGAAGCAGGGTTGCCATCGCAATCAATCCTTCTCGTCTGCCAGTCGCCATTGCAGGCTGACTGGCCATGGGAGGGGTCCGGGCAGGAACGTCACTCGCCCCAACGAAGCGTGGGCATGAACGAAGCCGCCAGGTACGCGCACCGCCAGATGCGATTGCACCGCCCCGACCCGGCACAGCACGATATCGCCCTCTTCCGCACATTCCGTCAGCCCGCTTGCCGCGGCGCAGCGCAGGAACCGCGCCACACTGGTAGAACGCAGGGCATAGCCCTCCGGCGGATCAGGCCGCCGCCCGGCGCGGCGCAGTGATTCGGCCACCAGTCCCACGCAATCGAGGCCCGTGGCCGGATCGCGGCCGTGCAGCCGGAACGGCACGCCCAACAGGCCCAGCGCCGCCTCGGCAAGCGCCCCGCTCATCCTTGCGCAGCCGGATAACGGGTAAGCAGGTCGTTGCCGGGAAGGTATGGCTCGCCCTGGAAGTTCACGGCATTGCCGAACCGCGCCGAACAGGTGGCGATCGTGTGATCGCAGCCTTCGCGCAGCAGCACCCGCTGCCCCGCCGCCGCATCGTCCGCCAAGGGCCGTTCGAGTACGAGCCAGCCATCATCCACCGCGCGCACGCGCAGCACCGCCCCGGCATCGCCACCGTCGACCGGCCTCAGCCAACCGAAAGCAAAATCAGCCGGCGTAATGCCGCCGACCCTCACCCACTGCCGGCCCGCCCCCACCTCGGTCAACGTGGCCTCATGCGTGAAGCGCGCCGACGAAAGCGTGCAGCCATCACCGCAGAATTCGGCGCGGCAGGTGGGCGACGTGCGCGGAACCAGGTCGCGCGCCAGCACCTGCTTGAGCGATTCCAGCTCGGCCGAGAACTGCTCCCCCTCGCGGCCGACCGATCCGATCGTCCCGGTGAACAGCGTCTCGAACTCGAGGCTTTCCCAATCGACCAGCCCCATCGCCACGCGCGCACCGTCAAAGCGCCCGCCGGCAAGGTCCGCCTCGCCGATCGCATCGTGGGCCAGCGCGCCCGAAACTTCCGCCGAGTCCGTCTCAAGCGTGGCTGTCCGACGCACCGCCGATGGCACCATGCCCGGCGCCGTCCTATGGCGAAGCCCGGCGAATACCAGGTCGCGGTCATGGCTGGTGAAGCCCTGCGCCACACCGTCGCGCCGCTCGATCCGCCACCACACCGCCACGGTCTCGAGCGACTGGCTGAACCAGGTCCGGCTCATGCGTCTTCTCGCAGTTCGACCAATGGCACGCTCGGTGCTTCGCCAGCGGCAAACTCCGCGCCCGAGATGTCGAGACGATCCTCGGCAAAACGCACCGGCACGTCGAAATAGAAGCCTGCCCGCACCACAGACCCTGCCGCCGGTGCCGTCGCAAAGACCAGCACGCCTTTGGCATCGAGCGAGAAGTCGCCGGTTTCCGCACTGTTCACGCTAACCCGCAGCGATTCCGCGCGCGGCCGGGTGATCCGACGCTTCTGCGCATCGCCGCCCTCGCCATAGTGCTTGACCAGGGCAAAGCGCGAGGTCGCGCCGTCACCCGTCCCCAGCACCTGATCCATCGGCGTCGGCACCCCGGTCATACCATTGGAGCTGAAGTCCGAAGGATCGCGCAGGCGGAACCCTCGCGCCTGCCCGCGCCGCGCCCGGAAGAACGCAATCAGTTCGCCCAGCTCGGCCTCCGAGCGCACCCCCGGCCCCACATCGAAGCGCAGCCGCGCGTCCGACCACAGGCTGTTGCGCCGCTCGAAACCCGAAGCCGTGATCGTGACATTGGTCGAAAACTCCGGCGTCACCGAAGCATCGCGTCCCAACGCCAGCGGGAACAGGACATCGTCGAAGGATTGCATGGTCTCGTCTCCGCTCATGTCGGGAAGCCGGGTAAAGCCATCGCGCGAAACCTGCGGCAGCGCCCAGATGAAGGTCTCCGCAACGCCAAGGCCCACCGCCTCGCTTGCTGCAGCGTCAATGCGCGCCCATTCGCTCGCAGCGTTCTCAGGCAGCAGGACGAACCCGGACAGGTAATGCTGCTGCGATCGCGAATAGCCCAGCCGTGCTTCGGCGATCACGCGCGCCTTGGCCCGCAGCGCATCCTTGCCCGCTGTCACCCAGTCGTAGTCTTCCAGCTGCAGCACGTCGAAAGCAGGCGAGGCCCACCCCACCGGCAAGTTCGCACGATAAGCCTCGGGCGTCACAGGATCGAGCACGGTCGGCAGGAACGCCAGCAGCAGCGTCTCCGCCCCCGCGCCACCCGCAGCCGCCTTCACCGCAGCGGCGAGGTCCGCCGTCGATTGCGCCAGCAAGGCCCCTGCCTGATCGAGCAGGCTCTTCTGTGCCGCGCTGAGAGTCTCGCCCATGTCCGGAATGTTCACCGGACTGCCGCCAAACGCCGCCTTCGCCGCATCGTCATAGATGCAGATGCGCCGGTCCTGCGTCACCCACCACCACGGCTCGCCCACCTGGTGCCGCACCGGAAGGCCTGCGCCCTGCAACAGGCCAACCAGCGCCACGCCCACCTTGCGCACCCAAGCCATCGCCTGTGCGTTCGCAGGCGAAAGCAGCGCCGATGGCGGCACCCATCCGGTCCGCGCCGGGGTTCCGTCCCACGCCTTCTGCTGCCACGCTGCCGGGCAGTTCTGCGCCAGCACCTCGTATGATTGCGAGGCAATCACGGTCTGCCCCATCGCCTTCGCCCCGGCAAGGAACGCCTCGTGCCATGTCTGCGCCGCCGGATTAATCGCCGGCTGCCAGGGATCGACCACGAACCCGCCAGCGCCATCCGGCACCAGCGAATAGAAGTGGCTCATGCCGATGTAATGGTTGATGCTCCCGCGATAGCCGAGGCCCCTGATCTGCCGCAGCAGTCGCGCCGGCGTCAGGTTGTAGGCATCGTCATAGCCGGTGCACATGGCAAGGCCGTGCGGCGGGACCATCACATCGCCCAGTTCCAGCATCGGCTTGTGTCCCTGGCAGGAAATGCCCGAAAGCTCCGCCCACCCCGCTGCCGAAGTGGCAAAGGGCGTCGCATCACCGGCAGCGTAAGCCGGCGCCACCAGCGAGATGAACAACCGGTCGATGTCCGCTGGATGCACAGGGTCAGCTTCGGCAGGCAGCAGAAACCCGCCATCAAGTTCCGAGAACTTCAGCGTGATCTGCGCGTCGGTCGGCGTTCCGCTGGCATAGTTCCACAGCCGCACGTACCACGCCCGCGCATTGCCATCCGCATCGCGTCCCTCGATCGTCAGCGTCGGCCCGTTCACGGCATCCAGCGGCAGGACACCCGCAGAGCGCCACCGAAATGAAAGCGTCAGCCGCGAATAATCGCGCCGCGTTTCATAGGCCAGCAGCGGGTGATCCCACTTGTCCTCGGATTCCCAGATCAGGCCGACAAGATCGTCCGCCTTGCGGAACACCGCATCGACCCGCAGTGCATCGGGTGCGGTCGTCACCACCGAAGCCATTGCCGGCCTTGGGAAATTCACCGTCCAGAAGCGCGGATCGAAGCGCTGGATCGTGTCGGTCTGCTGCACCGTGCGGCGCTTTGCCAGCCAGTAACTCATCGCCGGTTCCCCGCCTGATCAGAATTCGTTGAGAGCGCGGCGCACCGCCTGCGCCACCTGCTTGCCCGATCGGCGCAAGCTTTCGGGCTGGTTGCTGCCTTGCGGGCTGACAATGCGGATCGAGACGTTGACGTCGCGCCCCCGGCCACCACCAACCGAAGGCTCCACCCGCCCTGCTGACGTCGGCACGAACAGCTCCGGCCCCCGCTCGCCCACCAGATAGCCCCTGCCTGGAGCCACCGGCCCGCCGGTTGCACGCCCCGGCAAACCGAAGATCGACGAGACCAGCCCCGTCAGCAACCCGCCGATCCCGCCCGATTGCGCGCCAGTCGCGCCGCCAATCGAGCCGATCCCGGCCTGCACGGCCTGCGCGGCAATGTCGCCAACCACGTTCAGCGCCACGCGCCGCAGGTCCTCGAAGCCCAGCGAGCCGCGCCGGATCGCGCCCAGCAGGCCCCGCTCCAGTGTGTCGCCCGCCCGCCCGAAACCATCCACCAGGATCGAATCGAAGCTCCCGCGCATCTGCGCCACGTCCGCTGTGAAGCCTGAGGTATTGGCGCGCACGTCGATCATCAGCGTGTCGAGTTCATCCGTCACGGTCTTGCTCCATCAGTCTGTCGATCATGCTGCGATCCACGCCTTCGCCATCGGGCGCCCGCATCGCGGCAAGGATCGTGGCCAGCTCCTCGGGCGTCGCGGCCCAGAACCGGTGCGGCGGCCAGCCAAGCAGCAGCGCGGCCTGTCCCGATAACCGCGCTGCCACTTTGCCGAAGGTGCCGCTCATCCGCCGCCCTTCAGCACCTGCACGATCAGTGCACGCAGCACCGGCGTACAGGCGGCCAAGCCCTCGCGCGCCACCGCCTCGGCAAAGTCGGCGCGTTCCAGTCCATTGCGATCGCGCAAGGCATGCCAGAACAGCGCGACCATCTCGGCCAGCCGCAGCTGCCCGGCGCTCGCCCGCTCGACCAGTGCGAACAGCGATCCCAGTTCCTCTTCGGCGGCCACCAGCGCGCCGAATGTCGGGCGCAGCACCAGCGGCTGACCGCCAAGCGAAAGCACCGCTTCACCCCGGTGCGGGTTGGCTGCTTCAGCCATCAGACCTGCGCCACCACGCCCGAGCTTTCGAGCGTCATCGTGTAATTGCGCTCGCCGTTGAAATCGCCCGAGTAGTCAAGCCGCTGCACAAGGAACTTGCCCCGCATCTTCTCGCCGCCCTCGAACGAAAGCTCGTAGTCGGCGATGGTCCCGGAAAGCGCATTGCCGCGCACCTGGCCCTCGGCCGCGCTGCCAAGGAAGATGCCCGCCGCGCTGACCGTTACAGAGCGCGTCCCCGCGCCTGAAAGCAGCTCGCGCCACCCGCCTGAATCTTTCGAGGTAATCACCACCGCCTCGCCGTTGATCGACATCTGCGTGGTGCGCAGGCCCGCCACGGTGTTGTAGGTCGGCGTTGCCGCGCCATCGCTGATCTTCAGCAGAAAGGCGCTTCCCTTCTGTGCTGCCATGTCGGTTCTCCTTCAAACAGAATGAGGTGTCAGGCCGCCATCACGCGCGCCCGGTATTCCAGCACGACCACTCGCAGCGCTTCGCCGCGCTGCTCGGCCCGCGCTTTCAGCATCGCCATGCTGGCAATGCGGAAACCGCTCGCAGTCTGGTCGTAGGGCAGGCTCTCGACCCGCGCCTCGATCGCCGCGACCAGCGCTGCGCCGCCCAGCGGATCGTCGCTGCGGAAGTTCAGCTCCAGCGCCACGCGGATCTCGCGGCCTGCCAGCGTCTTGGTGCCCCAGTTGGTGCTCGCGCTCGCCGTCAGCGCCAGCCACGGCAAGGCCACGCGCGAAGGTGCTTCCTCAACCACGGCATTGAGCGCCGCGCCCAATGCCGGATCGCTCGCCAGCCAGTCGATCAAAGCGGCTCGAAAGGGAATCTCCATCGCCTATTCCTTTCCAAACAGCGGCCACAGCAAACCGGAAATGCGCCAGCGCGCTGCACTCCTGCCTTTCGCCAGCATTGCCGCCCGCGCCTTGGCCAGCGCCTCGGCCTTCTCGGTCAGCCGCCGCACCAGCCCGGCGCCGTCGGCCCGCGCCTCGATCATGCGAGGCGCATCCGCCGCCACGGCCGCCACAGCGCCGCGACCACCGCCGGCGGCAGCGTTGCCGCCTTCTTCTCGTCGTCACGCGCGCGGTGCTGGTGCGCGGCTAGGCGGATCACGCCATGGCGGATCGCCTCGGGCAGATTTGTCCAATCAGCGGCAAGACCCGCAACATAGGTCGCCACCACCCGCGTCTGGTCGATCGGTCGGCGTAACCGCACCAGGCCGGTGCCATCGGCACGGATGTCCAGCTCGTAATCGGTCGAAGCCAGCGCCGTGCGCAGGCCGGCGGTGCTGAGCCCCGCCATCGCGGTGATCGCGGTGACCGGCCGGGCCGAAAGTGCCTGCCAGTCGCCGCTGGCTTCCAGCACGTCCTCGCAGCCCGATTGCAGCGGCATCGTGCCGGTAAAGCCTTCGCACACGTCAAACGCGGCGCGCATCAGCGCGGCAAGCTCGCCATCGTCGGCGGTCCGGGTAATCCCGAGCCAGGCCTTCAGTTCGCTAAGCGCCGCCGAGGCCACGGCTGGCGGCGCGACAATTGCCCGCATCATGGCAATCTCCGGTCATCTTGGAAGGAAAGGGGGCCTGCGGCGGCAGGGGGAGGAACCGCCGCAGGCATCCGGAGGATTTCAGGCCTCCGGAAAGATCAGCCAGGCGTCGATCAGGCCGTGATTCTCAGCAGCTTGATCGCGTCGCTGTCCATCACCTGCCCGCCGACACGGCGGGTGGCATAGAACTGGACGTAGGGCTTGTTGGTATAGGGATCGCGCAGGATCGTGGTCTGGCGACGCTCCGCGATCAGGTAGCCGGCCTTGAAGTTGCCGAACGCGATCGGGAAGGCGTTGGCCGCCACGTCCGGCATGTCCTCGGCTTCGATCACCGGATAGCCGAGCAGGCGATCGGGCTGGCCCTGCACCAGGCCCGGCTGCCACAGGAATGCGCCGTCCGCGGTCTTGAGCTTGCGGATCGTCGCCAGCGTGGTCGAGTTCATCACCCACACCGCGCCCTGGCGCAGCGGTGCCTTCATCTGGAACACCAGGTCGATCAGCTTGGCATCCGGCGCGCTGTCAAAGCCAGACGCATTGCCCGAACCCACGAACTGCAGCGAACCGAACGCGCGCGTATTGTCGCCCGCCGTGCTCATCGTCGCACCAAGGAAGCCCTTGGGCTGGTTGGTGCCGGTGCCGTTGATGAACGCCGCACCTTCGGCGCGGGCAAACTCGGTCGCGATCTCGTTCGCGAGCCAGGTTTCCACGTCGAACGCCGCATCGTCGAGCATCGCCTGCGTCGCCGAGGGGTTGGCATAGAGCTCACCGGTCGGCGGCAGGATCTCGGCCAGCTTGGGGCTCGCCGTCTCCGGACGCGCACCTGTCTCGCTGACCCAGCCCGAGGCCGCGCCGCCGATCGAGATCAGGCGGCGGAAGCCCGAAGTGCCGGTCTGCACCACGTTGGCCACCGAACGGATCGGGCTGATCTCGACCAGACGGCGCGCGATCATCTCGTCGATCTGCTGCGGGACGGCAAAGCCGCCATCGGCTGCCACCGTGCCCGAAAGCGCCTTCAGCTCGGTCTCGCGGCCATGGCGGATATAGCCGTCGACAAAGCCTTTCAGCTCCTGCCCACCTTCGGCGCCACCGGCCAGCATCGGACGCACCGCCATGCGGCCCGCACGCTCGATCCGGCCCTTCACTTCCTCCACCTCGCTGCGCAGCGCGGCGATGGCTGCATCATGCGCATCCTGGCGCTCGACGATGTCGAACGATTCAGCGATGGCATCCGCCTTGGTTTCGATCTCCAGATTATCCATGTGGCTCAACGTCCTTTCTGCATGAAACAGGTCGCACGGGACCGCGCGGCCCATCGGGGACTTCGGTTTCGGAAAAATCAGGCCGTTTCCGGCTCGACGAAATGCACGCGCGCCAGTGGCTGCATCGGCCGGGTCACCAGGCTCACCTCGAACAGGTCGAGATCCTCCAGCTCGCGCCCGCCCGGCAGCGCCCGGCCCTTGAGCACGCGGTAGCCGAACGACAGACCGTCCACGGCCCCCTCCTTGAGCGCCCGCGCCGCTGCCGAATCCGCAGCATCGATCCGCGCCACGACACGCAAACCCCGCTCGTCCTCGCCCGCGCTTTCGATCCAGCCGATGCGCTGGTCCGGGCGGTGCTGCCACAGCAGCGGCAGCTTCAGCCCTTCGGCCAGCCTGCGCTCGAGACTGCCCTTGAATGCGCCCGGCAGGATCGTATCCCCGCCGCTGTCGCGCTTGCGGAAGATCGCGGCATAGCCGGCAAACCGCACCGGGCCGCTCATCGCACCAGCTCCGTCAGGCCAAGGCGCATCGCAATGCCCAGCAGCAGCAGCGCCAACAGGCCCCGCACCACCCAGGTCACCACGGCCTTCCACGCGCTCGCCTTGGCATCGCGCCAGGCGCCCAGCAGCTGGCGAAGCTCGGCCATGTCGGTCAGCGCATGATCGTCGGCCAGCCCCATCCGGCTCAGCACCCGCGCCGCGCCGAGGTCCGAAGCCTCCTCCACGATCGCCCGCAAGGTGACGAGATCGCCGCCCTCGTCCTCGGCCTGCGCGACCAGCCGCGCCAGCATGTCCTCGCGCGTCATGCCTGCACCTCACCGATCCCGAGAAGAGAGCGCTTCTCGTCAGCCGAAAGGAAGTCCGCGCCCGAAACCTGCGCCCACAATCGCTCGCGATCCTCGGCCAGTGCCGGCACCGCATCGAGATCGACGCTCAACGCCGCCCCCTTGAACGATCCCGCCAAGCCCTCGGCCAGCGCGGAAAGCACCTTCCCCGCCAGCGGCAGCAGCGTCAGCCGCCACAGCGCCCGGTTCGCCTCGCGATAGTTGGCGTAAGTGTTGTCGCCCGGAATCCCCAGCAGCATCGGCGGCACCCCGAAGGCGAGCGCGATGTCGCGCGCCGCCGCTGCCTTCAGCGTGGCAAAGTCCATGTCCGCCGGGGTCAGCGCCAGCGCCTGCCACCTGAGGCCGCCTTCCAGCAACATCGGCCGCCCGGCATTGCCCATGCCCGAATAGGCCGCCGTCAGTTCAGCCTTGATCCGCTCGAACTGGTCGGCCGAAAGCGCCGCCCCCGGCTCGCCCGGATCATAGACCAGCGCCCCCGAAGGCCGCGCCGCGTTCTCCAGCAGGCTTCGGTTCCAGCCCGCCGCCGCATTGTGGATCGCCACGGCCTCCTCCGCCGCTTCCAGGCACCCTGCGCCATAGTGATCGTCGAGGGGGTGGAAGTGCTTCACATGGATCAGGTTGGGCCGGCCAAAGTCGTCCGCGGCGTCAATCCGCATCGCCTTCTCGCCGACCTTGTAGGCAAAGGCCGCGGGCCAGCCCGCCGCATCGGGAATCACCGTTACCCGCTCGGGCCGCAGCGCAAACAGTTCCACCGGCACCCCGTCGGCATCGCGCAGCACCTGCACATAGGCATTGCCGTGCAGCATGAGATGCGCCGCCAGCGTCTCGATCAGCGGCTGGCCCGCACTGGTCTCACCGATCAGCGCCAGCAGCTCGGGCTGCGATGCCTTGACCGGCGCCCCGCCGATCCCCTCTGCCACCAGCCGCACCGCACGCTGTGCCACGGGATTGCGCAAGTAAGCCTCGCGGATCGCCACGGGATAGTTGATCGGCCCGCGAGCGGCATCCCCGCGCCAGTCCGAGGCGGCAATCCACGGCGAGACGAAACTGCGCCCCAGCGGCGCCCGCGGCGTCACCGCCTCGCCCTTGAAGGCAGCAGCAAGCGATTGAAAGAACGACATAGTCTGCCTTTCATGATGAAACTGAACGACCGCGCTTAAGGCGCACTTCTCCGCCCCTCCCGCAGGCGGGAGGGCGCATTTCTCTTCTCCCCTCCCGTAGGCGGGAGGGGTCGGGGGTGGGCAAGCGGCACAAACCAGGCAGCCCCACCAAAACCTTCAATCAAACCAGATGCGCGGCTCCGCCTGTTGCCCCAGCATCAGCTCGGTCAGCGCCCAGACACAGGCATCCGCCCGGTCCGGAGATCGCCCCGGCCCTTGGTATTCTCCGCCCGGCATCATTCCGCACAACTCGTCCTCCAGCCTTGCGAACATCCCGGCATGGCGCACCCGCCCCGCTTCATAGAGCGCCGCCACCGGCTCGGCCCGCGCCGCCTTGCCCCGGCTCGCATGGACAAGGCGCAGGGGCAGGTTCGCCTGTGCCGCACGCAGCACCGCACTCACCATTTCGCCCCCCTGGTTCGCCTCGGCCACCACCCGGTCAGCCGACCAGGCCTGCGCAGCATTGACGACGGCGCGGGCCCAACGCTCGGGACTGGCCTGTTCCACCGAACAATCGGCCAGCACCCGGGCGATCCGGTCATCCCCGATGCCGCAGACCACGATCCCGCAAGCATCACCGTGCGCGCTGGCCGGAGGGTCCACCCCGATCACGATCCGCGTACACGGCGGCGCCACGTCCTCGCGGCCCCCTTCGATCAGGCGGCGGCTCCACAGCGCGCCGGCCAGATCCTCGATCATTTCGCCCAGCAGTTCCTGCCGTCCCAGCATGGTCCCGCCAAAGGTCTTTCGCATCGCCTCGATGAAGCGCTCGGGCAGGTTCGCGGCATTGTCGAACGTCGTCCCGCGCGTCACCACCACATCTTCACGCTGTCCCACGATCCGCGCCACCAGTGGCACCGGGCGCGGCGTAGTCGTCGCCACCAGCCTGGGATCGCTCCCCAGCCGCAGCCCCATCAGCAGGTTGTCCCAGGTCGAAAGCGCCCGGTTCGACATGTTGTCCCACTTGGCAATCTCGTCGCACCAGGCATGGCTGTGCTGCGGCCCGCGCAAGGCTTCCGGCTCGCCCGCCGAATAGAGGAAGGCCTGAGCCCCGTTCGGCCAGGTCAGGCGCCGGACCGAGCTTTCATAGGTCGGCCGCCGCCATGGTGCGCCGATCGAAAGCAGCCCGCTCTCGCCTTCCACCATCACGCTGCGCGCTTCGTGGAGCGATGATCCGATCAGCGCAATCCGTGCCTCCGGATCGGTCTCGGCCACACCGCGCACCCATTCCGCACCCAGTCGCGTCTTGCCGAACCCGCGCCCGGCCATGACCAGCCACACCCGCCAATCGTCGTCCGGGGCAAGCTGGTTTTCCCGCGCCCAGGTCCGCCAGTCAAACGGCCACTCGGTAATCTCCTTCTCGTCCAGTCCTTCGACGAAGGCGGCAATGCGCTCGGGGCTTGCTTCGGACAGCCAGTCCAGCATCGCCCGCTCAGCCATGCGCGCTCACGTCGCAGGCGGCCGTCTGGCGCTGGCGATGCACTTCCTCGCGGATCTGCAGCAGCTTGGCGTGAAGCGATCTGCGCACCGCTTCCACGTCGGCATTGTCACGGATCGCCCGCTCGCGCGCCACGGTGTCGCGGTGCTGCGAAAGCAGCCGCAGCGCCGTCGCATTGTCGAACTTGGCGCCGTCCTTCGGCTCACCAAAGCGCAGGCGGTGGAGCACTTCGATCTCCAGCAGGTCGTAGCCCTCGCACAGCGCCTCGCGCCACCGCGCGGCAAACTCGCCATCGTCGCGCTTGTCCTTGTACGCCCGCGATGCCGGAATTTCCGCCGCCGCCGCCGCCGCCGTCACGTTCGATGTTTCGGCCAGCACGGCAAGGAACACCGGTCGCCACGGCCTGTTGCTCTTCCTCGTCTTCGGCGGCTGCGCAGGTTCCAGTTCCCCATGGGGAACGTCCACGCACGCGTCCTCCGCACATGACTCATCGGCACCCGGCTGCACTTTCGGCTTGGCCAT